AACTTACTAAAGGTGTTTGTGGAAAGTTATCTGGATCTGGTCTACCATAATCTGCTACTGGATAAAATACTGCACCTGATAATAAGTTATCATTCCAACTATCTACTACTGAACCAGAAGTTAAAGTATGATCGTAAGCTGACCAATCAGCATCTCTTAATAATTTATCAGCTAGGTCTGATTTAAATTGTACTATCTTATCTGTTACTGATACTTTATAAGTTACATATCCACTATCATCGGTTATCACTTCTTGTAACTGTAACTGCCCCTCTAACATCGTCTCTCCGTTAAGTAAAATCCAAGAAGGTATACTATTATAGAATGCAGGAATATCTTGTTGTCCTGGATCGTAAGCATGGTTAAAGAATCTGTTATTCTTTTTAGTACCTGGTAAATCAAAGGTTTGAGAACCTATACCAAATACATTTCCTAGTTCTTGGTTTTCAACAGCAGACATATCTATACGAAGAGGAATGTCGGTATTGACATCTAAATCATAAGTTTGATTTTCGTAAAGTACTCTAAGTATTAAATCTTGTGTCATAATGATGATAAATAATTGTTTATATTGGTATAGTTCTGTGCTACTTGTTCTTGTGTTAATGACGAAGTAGCATAACAAATAACATTTGCTATCGAACCAGACAGTACCTTATCGTTATCGTAAGTACCTGCTTCGTATTGATAAGCACCCGATATATTCATGTCTACTGATCTAGTAGGTGAATAAAAAGCTGTTTGATCATTTACATATACTTTTATATCATTAAAGTTTGTACCGTCTTGTACTAAAGATATCTGATACCAACTACCTGTTTCTATAATTTGTTCTGGATACAATTGAGTAATAGACCCAGTATCAAACGTATATGCAGTTACCGCTAGTACATTATTACTACCGGACTGTCTTGAACCTACAGATAATCTAGTTCCTTGGTTATTTATAATACGGTCTCCTGATAAACTAAAAAAGACCGATCTTGGAGTACTACCGTCTATCTCACTAAACTCGTTTATATACACCCAAGATTGTAAGGTAAAATTACTGCCGGTTAATCCAGCAGCACTACCATTATTACCGTTAGTCCAAACTTTATTAAAGAAGAAAGGTGTTGTAGTCTCCTCAGGATCTACCTCCCACCAGTCTCCTGTATACCCTCCTAAAGTTTGATTAGTCCTATATCTTATCCGAGTAGCAAAAGTCTCAGGAGTATTGTTACCGGGAAAGTTACGTCCAACTGTAGTAGTATCATCCCATCCAGATTGTACTATTACTTGTTGTGAATCGTAATACCATGTAGGGCTACCTATAGGTGTTGTACTAAACTCACTAAAATTTAAATTTACTGTTATATCGTTTTCGTATAAGTTTATATTTGGAACATTATAAACAAAGAAATTATAGTAACTATCACTACCTGTAAAGTTATTCACTAATGAGCTAGTACTATCTAATAAAGTAGTACCGTGGTATACCTCTCTTTCTACTCTCATACTTGTAGGTCCAAAGCTTGAAGTAAAATAACCATCAGATCTAACAATATCTACATTAGAAATACTTCCTGATAGTTCTAAAGACTCTCTAAATGTAGATTTAGTACCGGTAATAAAATTAGGATACTCACTTACTTGCACATTATAAGTACTAATAGGTGCTGCAGGGTCTATTCTAGTATTAGCAATCTGTAATCCGTCTGTTAAAGAAGAAGTAACATTAAGATTTATTCTTGCTTTTCTGGAAGGATAAGGCTTAGGACAATCAGCTGTAGTACTAACTAAGTCTCTACCGTTAGATGGTTTAAAGTTTATAGTATATTGAAATAATTTATTTCTTGCTGTGCTTTGATTACTAACATAATTTTTATCAGTAATAACTACAGGTACAAATTCATTATCTTGTTTAACAAATACTTCAGGGGATTCTAATAACTCTTCTAACCAATTTGCTATTTCTTTATCTAACCATTGAGTAGTAATTGAGTAGTTATCGTTTATATCCGTGTAATAGCTTGTGTCTCCTCCATTTTCTACCGAGTATATACTAGTAAGACTAGAATAATCTACCTTAGGGAGAGAAACGGTATTTCTATCCAACGAACTTTCTCTTTTTAACGGACTATAAACGTTATAATAATCGTAAAATCCGTATTCATTTACAAAAGCAAATTGAATATATTCTGTACCTAATGGTTGTATTGTTTTTTGAAAGTCGTATGAAGAACCTGATATACCTGAACTACCATCCCATTTATCGTTTAACAATACAATTACTCCTCCGGGATCTCTTTGAGTAAATAAAAGATTAGTTTCTCCTGAAGCTATACTTGCAGAAGCTGTAGCATCAAATTCAGAAATGTTTTTAGGTCCTATACCTGCTGTTAAAAATTGTCTGTCTTCTAAAGAAGCAGATGGGTCAGGGTTAGGTAAAAGTACTTGAAATGTACGATAAGGAGTTACACTACCACTTGCAAAATGATATCCACTAACTAATGTATTTTCTGTATTAAGAGTATCTTCAAACTCTGTAACAGTAAAATAATCTTTTGAATCTACTATGTAAGGATACCCTTTAGGTTCGGGTATATTTGTAGTAGTTTGTGCTCCTGGAAAGTTAGTTAAATAAGTATTACCAGAATTAAAAGATGAAGTGTTAAAGTTATAACTACTCCCATTATTAGGATCTACTACTGCTGGAAATACTCTTATACTTCCACTTGTAAGATCTGGATATACTGTTATTGAACTACTAACAGAAGTACTGTATTGTTCTCCAAACTTAATTGTAAAGTCTTTTACTGCATTTGTATATCTTGCTTTACCGTTTGTCTTCCAGTTATTATCATAGTCTAATTGACTTTGTAAAAATCTACTTACGTCAAAAGTAGCTACTCCTTCTGGGTTAGGTATCTGTGTATATCTGTTTAATCTTGTTGTACTACCAGACTCATATATATCCATAACATAGCTATACTGAGGATTAGTAGTAGTACCACTTCCGGATACAACGTATAATAAAGAAGTATATGCTGCATTAGGTGTAGTTGGTTGCTGTGTTATAGATACTGCCATTATCTACTTGGTCTTTGGTTTGAATACTTAAAGTTTATTTCGTATTGGAATAACTTATCTCTATTGTTAGTTAAATTCCATCTATAGTTAGTATTGGTTATAACAACAGGAATAAAGTTACCGTTCTCTTGAACGTATACTTCATTACTATCAAATAATTGAGTTAACCAATCTGATGTTTCTTTATTTATGTAATCTGTAGTTATAGAGTAGTTATCTGTATAATCAGTATAATATTGTTTTGTACCTCTACGAGTAATATCGTAAGTAGAAGTAGCTGTACTATATTCTTCAAATACTTTATCGTAAGTTTCTCTACCTACATCGGTATTTTTTCTTATAGGATTACCAATAGTATAGTAATCATAAAAACCATAATTGTTTGCAAATACTAAAGTAGTTTGTTCATCAAAACAAGCAGGTTCTTTTTTAAACGTAGTTAAAAGACTACTACCACTATCATATACTTTCATTAAATCCCAATCATCGGTTTCAAAAGCACTACCAAATAAAGTACTACCTGAACCTATAGCATATTGGTATATTTCAAAATTAGCTCCTGTTAATGTACCTGTATCTATTGCTGATATAACATCTCCTGAAGCACTTACAAATTCTACTCTTAATTTCTTTGTACCTACCTCGGAAAAAGGTGGAACATATAAAGGTACTGTTACATGGTTACCTGTTGATATACTTCCTTGTACTTGATCGGAGAGTAACTGAAAGCTACCGCTATTCTGGAAATTAAAAGAGCCTGCATTAGGGTCTACACTACCTAAGAATACTTCTATATCTGAAGTAGCATTACCTGGATATACAGTAGTAGAACTACTAATTGAAGTGGAATAACTCTCACTAAAATGTAAAGTAAAATTTTTAAAAGAGTCTGTTGCTAAAGTACCACCGGTAGTTTTCCAATCATTGTCATAGCTTAATCTATCAGATAATACTCTAGATACTTCTACTATACCGCTACCATATTCGTTTGGATAGGCATATAGTCTAGTTAATCTTGTAGATGATCCGCTAATGTGAATATCTACTACATATTGGTACTGTGGGTTAACTGCTAAAGAACTACTTAAACTGTAAACAAGCTTTGTACCTGTTACGTTTGGTGAAGTAGGACTTGATAATACTGTTACTGCCATTTTATGCTTTTAAAGTTACGTCTTTTACTGTACCTTCTACTTCGGTTATAATCTCATCTACACCTGCTTGTGTTAATAATTCTCTACCTTCGTTTTTAAGTACTTCGTTTATACCAGGATTAATAAATGGTTGAGGTCTAATACCATAATAAGCAACAGATGCTCTCCATGGTTCAAACTTTTGATTAGCTACACCTGCATACTTTGCTTTAAACTTTCCTGGTTTAAGATAAGAAGCTGCATTTGCAGAGGTAAACTTATTGGCAAAACTTTTAGGTTGTCTACCATTACTAAATGGTTGCCCGCTACCCTGTACACCTGAGTCTTGATAAGCACCATATCTTAACATTGATATAGTAAGAGTATTTTCACCTTTATCAGATGTTACTCCATCATTGGTTATACTGTTCTGTAAGTTACCACTTCTTTTAGGTGCTAACTTTTTTAGTTGACCTACAATCTTATCACCTACGCGTAAAAGAGCCTCTTGTATTGTCATTAGTCTGGATATGAGCAGTAATCAAGGTTAAACGGTGTAGTTACGTCTATTGTTCCGACCCAACCGAATACTCTATCCTGAAATGCTTCGTTAACCGGTGCTGCATTAACAAGACTTACTTCATAAAACTGTTGTCTTGCTGCTGGTCCGTAATCAAACCAAGCCATAAGGTCGTATATATACTGTTCTGTATTTGAGATTATATCTTTGTTAGATTGAGACTTTAATTTAGGTTGATCTAAACTATAAAGCTCAAATTGTAATGTTCTAACCTTATCAGCCAATACAGCAGATAATGGTCTTAAAAATACATAAGGGTATAATCTGTTCTGTGCCGAGGCATCTAAAAAATCTATAGTACCGCTATCAAAAGAAGCTATCTGTAAATGTGCAGTACAAGCAGCTGAAAAAGCATCTACTATATTTGCGTATGTAAGGTTAACGTTTGCCATTATTTTATACTTTGTACTTTGCTTTTAGCGATCATTAGCATTGCAGCTATTCTATTATCGTCATACCCTTGTTCTCTTAAGGTTTTTACTTTGTCTGCAAAATGATCTTTAATAGCATTATTGATACTATTGGTTAATGATTCTTGTTCTTTAGAGACGTTTTTTATCTCGTCGTATCTTTGAGTAATTTTCTTCTTTGCCATAATTTTATCTATATTGAGCCATTGCTCTTTTTTCTGCTTTGGCTACTTCGTTTTTATAGTCTTTATCAATCTCAAGATAGTTTAGTACGGTTATGAAATTGATATCTGTTATACTCCTGTCCCCTGTAATGCCAAGTATGTTGGATTTTGAGAGGTCGTAGATAGTCCCCCACCATGACCAATGCTCATAGAAGCTAGGTCCAGAAGCTGCTCTTCTGTCATCTTCTTCATCTCCTTCTGCATTAGACCCGTCGAAGAGGCTGTATTGTTTAAATATAGACTTGCGGTGAGTAAAAAAAAACTAAGAGCTCCTAAGAATATATGAGCAGGAAACTCTTTGAAACTTTGTTCTCGTTTCTTTCTTTCTTTACTGTCGTACTTTTCTACATCGTAATAATCAAATACATTGGCTACTTTATTGTTAAGTGTTTTTATTTTTTGCTTTACTGCAAACGATAAAGTATCAAACCTATGTTCTGTTATTGGTCTGTAAAAGATAGCTGCTACCTTATGCATATTGTTCTCTAGGTCTTTTAGTAGGTTTTCTAAGTCTACATATTCTCCTAAAGTACTTGCCTTAATGTTAGCATATCCGTATAAGGTACCATTCCATTCCACTATACTGTGAAATTCTTCTTTATGGTCAGCTAGATCTTGATATAGCTTTGCTACATTCTTTAAACTATCTAATGACCAGTATTCTACTTCCTCATAAGGTTTACCTGTTAGGCTACTAACGGTATAAATAAGTCTTTCTATTGCATTACTACCTTTGAACGTATTAAGCTTACTGTATTGCTCAATCGTTAAATAATCAGGTACGTTAACGCTTATTGTCTTTTGTTTTCCCATATCTTAAAATAAATATCCCGGTGTGTCGATAAAGTTCCTACTAGTATCTGACCGCACCGAAACTTGGTTTAACCCTGTTTATACTTCCTATACTTATTGGTTTTTTATTCATAAACTGATTACGGCTATAGTTGGCAAGCATCAAAGAATCTATATGATCATCATGACCTCCTGACATATGACCAAAAGACATCTTACCTGTAGGAGAAAGTTTATAAGTATACTGTCCAAACTCTGTATGTAATGCCGGACAAAGTTCTTCTGATGGTAATTCTATGGTCATAGTTTCTATATCACTAATAAGCTTTCTTACCATATCAGTTTTATTGTTGATGTTTGTTGTAAAAGGTTTAACCTTTCTAAATTGATTCTTTAGTAGGTCATAAGTAGCTCTTCCGATGCCGTTGGTTTCGATGTAACCTCCTATAATGTTAAACTGTTTCATAACGTTGGAAAAAACCGTACCTACGGTATTGATATCTGTCTGTCTAATACTTTCTATATGCAATACCTTGCCAATAGGAGAGATTAAGGTTAACACAGAGCTATCATCGGATAAACCAGTATCTATTCCGCAGTATACATCTTGACCTCTGCCTTCTTCGTATGAACCTAAGAATGCTACTTTATGTATGTTAGTAAATACATCGTTAGAACTATCTACAAATGCTGCTTCAAACTCTTGTCTAAAAATATCTACAGGTAAAGAGCTTTTAGCTTGGTCGATAAGTTCTTGTTTAATATAAGGACAATCTTGTAGTTTAAACCTTTGTGATACTACATCTGGTTTACTGTACCATTTAAAGAAATGATTACGTCCTTTTGGTGTAGATATAATGAGACACTTTTTTCCATTAGGGTTAAGGGTAGGTAAGATAATCTGATCTATGGTTAGCTCTTTAATAAAAGCTGCTTCATCTATAACTACATAGTTAAACCTAAACCCTCTAATACTATCAGGACTATCACCGGATAAAAACTTTATAGTGCTACCGTTG